CTGGAAGAATGGCTACGACATTCGCCCGCTTGGCACTACGCCGTTTGTAAAGGCGGGCGTGTGGGTTGGGGCGCGGGGAATGCGCAAGGCGATGAAACCGAAGGGATAGAGATGCACAAACACGGCAAGAAGGACACTACACAGGACGGTATCGTGGCCGCGTTGCGCGAGATTGGGGCGCATGTGCAGTCACTTGCCAGTGTGGGCGACGGAGTCCCGGATTTGTTGGTGAGTTATCGCGGCGCGTGGTTTGTGTTTGAGGTGAAGTCGCCGGGCGGGAAGCTCACGGAATGCGAGAAGAAGTGGCACGATGCCGCGCGCGCGTCGGTGTTTATCGTGTATTCGGCGGATGACGCGCTGAAGATTGTGATGAGGGAGACGAGGGTTTGATGTTGCGGGGGACTAAACGGCTAGAAGCGCGGCTTACAGGACGACATGATGAGCAAGCGAATTAACACTATTGCAGACCTTATACCGGGTATTGCTGGCAATAAAATACCGGAGTTGGCAACGTGAACACATGGGCGCGGCGCAAGGGCGAGAGTAAAGAAGCCTATGCCGCGTTTGAGATTTACTACACGCTGGAGCCGGATGAGCGCAGCTTGGAGGCTGTGTCGCGGAAGTGTGGCAAGAGTGTATCTCTTTTGGCGCGATGGAGCGCGCTAAAAAAATGGGTTAGTCGCGCGGCTGATTACGATGCGCATATGACGAACATTCGTCAGAAAGAGCGCGAGAAGCAGGCTGCGAAGTGGGAAAAAAGACGCGAAGAACTTAGGTTTAGACAAGTTGTATGCGAGCTTGGCGATGCACGAAGAATGCGAAAGAAGGCGATTGATATTTTAGAAAAATTGCCATTGCAGGTAGAGGTGGCCCCCAAAAAGGATGAAGAATCTTTTGTAATTATGCCTGCTTCGTCTGCCGAGTACCGAGCGGCCAACGACTTGCTTAAAACTGCGCGCGAATTTGTGCGTGGCGCATTGGAAATGCCGACCAGGTTAGATCGCCAGGAACTCACCGGCAAGGACGGCGAGGCGGTGAAGGTTAAGACCGAGCAAATGACAGATGAAGAACTTGAACGGATTGCCAGCATGGGAAGCGGCGCGGGAGCTTTTGGCGCGGCGAAAAGCGAGGGAAAACCTTCTTGATTTTACGCGCTACACATACCCGAACTACGCGGCAAACTGGCATCATCGCGAACTCGCGTCTGCCCTGGACAAACTTGTATCGGGGGAAATTATGCGCTTGATGGTGTTTATGCCTCCGCGCCACGGGAAAAGCGAGCTTGTATCGCGTCGCCTTCCAGCCTATGTGCTGGGCCGCAATCCAAATGCGCAGATCATCGCCACATCTTATAGCGATGATTTGGCGAGCCGAATGAACAGGGACACCCAGCGCATCATAGATACACAGGAATACGCCGCGCTGTTCCCTGAAACGAGACTCAATTCCTCAAATGTGCGCTCCAATGCGCAAGGCGGCTATTTGCGCAACTCAGACATGTTTGAGGTGGTGGGGCATCGAGGTTCGTATCGGAGCGCCGGTGTTGGTGGCGGCATTACGGGCATGGGATTTGATTTTGGGATTATTGACGACCCAATAAAAAATGGCAGCGATGCGGCGAGTAAAACAATTCGCGATGCGCAGTGGGAATGGTACACAACCACGTTTTACACTCGTCGCGAGAAGGCCGCGCGAATTTTGCTTACGATGACGCGCTGGAACGAGGATGATCTGGCGGGGCGGTTGCTCAAGCAGGCGCGGGAAGACCAGTCTGCCGACCAGTGGAAGGTAATCAGCTTCCCTGCTGTCGCGGAAGAGCCGCTGGCGCAAAACGACCCGCGCAAGATTGGCGAGCCGCTTTGGCCGGACAAATATACGCTCGACGAGCTAAATAAAACACGGGCCAATGGGTCGCAGGCGTGGGCATCGCTGTATCAGCAGAGGCCAAAAGCGCGGGAGGGGGCCATCTTGAACCCGGCTTTGTTGAAGCGCATAAGCGCGGATGAAGTGCCGAAGATGCTCAAAATTTGCCGCCGGTGGGACTTGGCATTTAGCGAGAATGATGGCGCAGATTACGTGGCGGGCGCAAAGATGGGGATTGACGAGCGCGGTAGTATCTACATTCTGCACATCAAACGACTGCGCGGACGCTGGACGCAATCAAAGGCGACCATCGTGCAAACGGCCATGGATGACGGCCCGGACGTGGTTGTTTTGATAGAGGCTAACGGGACGCAGCTTGGCTACTATCAGGACATCAAAAGCGAAGGGGTACTGCGTTCTCGCGTTGTTCTTCCCGACAAGCCGCTGGGCAACAAAGAAATGCGCGCATCGGTGTGGGGCAGTCGTTTGCAAGATGGCGTTATTTACATCGTCCGTGGCGAGTGGAATAGCGCGTTTTTTGACGAAACTGACGTATTCCCCAATGGCGAAAACGATGACCAGGTGGATGCGGTGAGTGGCGGGTATGCGTTCCTCGTGTCCAACATGTTTGGGAAGGCGGAAACCGCGCCAGGAATTTGGTGAACTATGCAAACGTTTAATGTGATAAATCATATAACTGAGATGGCCGCGCAGGATGAGATTGAGCGCATGACGCGCATCGCCGCCGCATCAAAAGCGTATTACGGCAAATACACGCCGCCGCTAAAAACAGCATTTGGCAAGGCAGACGACAATGCCCTTCCCAACTTTGCGCGGGTGATTGTGGACAAGGGAGCGGCCTTTCTGTTCGGGAAAGAGGTTGATCTGGACATACGCAGACCGGACGGCGAAACACAAACAGATCAGGATGATGACAGGTGGCTGGATAGTTGCCTGAAATTCAACCGCTTTCAATCATTGATGCTCAACGCGGCCACCAACGGTGGCATATCCGGGCACACGTTCCTAAAGCTCAACGGGGCGCGAAACGGAGAGAAATACCCGCGCATCATCATTCTAGATTCAAACAGCGTGTTTGTGACGACCGACCCGGAGGACATTACGCAGGTAATACGGTATCGGATTCAGTTTAACGCCATAGACCCGAAAGACGGCAAACCAATAGTGCGCAGGCAGATGATAGAGCGAGACAAAAACGGAGCGTGGACGATCTGCGATTACGTCTCAAAATCCGGCGGCGGATTCACCCCGATGAATTCGCCGATTGTGTGGCCGTTTGCGTGGCCGCCGATACTGGACTGCCAAAATTTGCCCGCGCCAAACGCTTATTACGGGATGAGCGATCTTGAGCCGGACATATTGCACTTGATTGAGCGCGCACACTATGTCATATCCAACACCGGACGGATCAACCGCTTTCACGCGCATCCCAAGACCGTGGGAAAGGGGTTTAAGGCAGGCGAGGTGGCGGCGGCGCCGGACGACATGATTGTGCTGCCCAGCGATACATCCGACATAAAGATTTTGGAGGCGCACGGAGATATTACGGGCAGCCTGGAACTGTATGACAAGCTGTATGACGCGCTATTTATGATTGCCAGAATCCCGCCGGTCAGCGTGGGGAAGCTGGAAACCATCGGCGCGGTAGCGGGAATTGCCCTTCAAATTCTTTACGCCCCCATTATGGAGATGACAAACGCCAAGCGGATGCTTTACGCCCCGATGCTGGAGGCGTTGGGCGAGCGGCTTCTGGAGATGGGCGGGTATCGAGGTCGGAGCGTTGACGCTACATGGGCAGACCCGATGCCGCGCAACGAGGTTGAGCAACGCCAAATTGCATCGGAAGATTTGGGGATGGGGATTGTGGATAAGGAAACAATCGCCACGAAATTGGGTTACGACTGGTCAAAAATTCAGGCGCGAATGAGCGCGACATCAACGGACGCGGCGGCTAAATTGATGACCGCGATGGAGAATCGCCCTCCCGCACCAAATGACGGGACAAATCTGTGAGCAAAATTCTTGAGGTTGTCGCCAGATACCGCGCCGCGCTTCTGCGCCGCGAGCGCGTGGAGATATTGCGCCTTACCCGCGAATACGTAGAGGTATGGAAATCTTTGCGCGGCTCGTTGGATGAACTCTCGCGATCAATTCTTTCTGAGGGGGCAGGCGCAACTTATGGATGGCTTCTCAGGCAGAGGCGCTACGGGGCGTTGATGGATCAGGTGGAGCGAGAGATACAGACATGGGCAAAACGCGCCGGCTTGAGCGCGGCAGATTTGCAGGTGTTCGGGCTTTCTCTCGGGGCCGCCTATGCGCCGGAAATCGCATCGGCTGTCGCTGGCGGCCTCGTGACGCTGCCGCATGGCGCTATTGAAACCATGAGCGGGTTGACAGCCGATGGGTCGCCACTTGCCTCTCTGTTCGATGGCATCGGCGCGATGGCGCGGGTAGAGTGGGAAAAAGCGCTCATGCTGGGAGTGACCACGGGGAAGGGCCCCGCCGTTATCGCTCGCATGGCGCACGAGGCAACGGCTACGGGGCTGGCGCGGGCAACAACCATTGCGAGAACCGAAATGCTCCGCGCCTTTAGGGTGTCCGCGCACGAGACGGCGCGTCAAAATCCGCGCGTCATTTCCGGGTGGATGTGGTGCGCCGCGCTGTCAACCGAAACATGCGCGGCCTGCATCGCCATGCACGGGACGATTCATCCGATGGATGAGGACTTTAACGACCATCCGAATGGCAGGTGCTGCGCGTTGTATATCACGCCCGGCATGGACGCAGACACGCTCCGCCGCCGCCTGCCTGACGCGCAAAAATGGCTGAAGTCGCTAAGCGACGACCAGCTTGCGCGAATATTTGGCAAAGGCGCGGCAGATGTGTGGAAGAGCGGACGCGTCTCCCTGCGCAAATTTGCCGCCCTAAAGCGAAACGACATCTGGGGCGACACCTACCAGCCAACGCCTCTACGCCAACTATTGGAGGAAATGTGAGCCAGGTGGAAATGCTTGAATTTGTGGAAGCAGAAATGCAGCATCTCCGCGATCAACTTTCGAGATATGGCGAAATACGGAGACAGCTAAAGGCCGCCCTTGCGCAAACTGCCACGCCGACGACGCCGTGTGGCTCTGCAACGCAAACAAGAGGCGAATTTCATGCGCGCCCGGCGGGGAGATTGACGTAGCCGGGGATAGTCGTATAATAACCAGCAGAAGAACAAACGTTCCTTCGCCCGTCACCTGGTGTGATTGGCGATGAAGCGAAATCAGTGTAAAACGCGCTGGTTTTGATACAAGAGAAATCTTGTGTTGAAACCAGCGCGTTTTCTTTTTCTTGCGAGGAAAACAGGATATGGACGGTCAGGCACCAACCACACCCACGCCCCAGGCGGGCGACCAACCCGGCCAACAGCAGCCGGACGCAAATGTCGCGCAGGCCGCGCCAGTTGCAAATGCTGCGGACACGGACAAACTCATCAGGCAGTTGAGACAGGAGAACGCCGAGCGGCGCGTGCGCGAGAAGGAATTAGCCGACAAGTTAAAGATCATTGAGGACGCGAAGCTGTCAGAAGCGGAAAAGCAGGCCAAACACCTGAAAGAGCTTGAGGCGGGCGCATCTGACGCGCAGGCGCGGGCCGGGGAATTGGAGCTTCGCCTAAATGTGGAGCGCAAGGCGCGAAAGCTGGGGATTGTGGACGAAGAGGCCGCATTTGCGCTAATGGACAAGACGAAGGTCGTGTATGGCGACGATGGGCGGCTGGATGCTGCCAGTGTCGAAACTGCGCTAGCCGGTCTTCTGCAAGAGCGCAAATGGCTGAAGGGACGCGAGATACCGGAGATTCCGGTTGTATCTCCGACCAATGCGCAAAAGCCAGAGGCGCGGGGCGTTTTGACCCTCAAAGACGTTGAGGGGATGACATCGGAACAGATCAACGACAGATGGGAAGAAGTCCAACAAGCATTGAGAAGTGGGCGTTAGGAAAACGCCAAAGAGGTAAAAATGGCTCTAAATAACTTTATTCCAACCGTGTGGAGCGCGCGGCTTCTGATAAACCTGAACAAGGTCTTGCGTTTTGCGCAACCGGGTGTTGTCAATCGTGATTACGAGGGCGACATCACGGGGTATGGAAGCAGTGTGAAAATCAACAGCATCGGGCGCGTGACCGTTGGCGATTACACCAAAAACACCGACATGGCTCCCCCCGAAACCCTGACGGATGGGCAGACCACGCTCACCATCACCCAATCGAAAGCGTTCAACTTTCAGATTGATGACGTGGACAAGGCGCAACAGAAACCAAAGGTGATGGATGCCGCCATGCGCGAGGCCGCGTACGCGCTCAACAACACGATTGACCAGTACATTGCCGGTTTGTATACCGATGCTCAGAGCGGAAACCTGATTGGCAATGACACAACCCCGAAGGTCGTCGGGACGGGCGGCTCGGACGCAAATGCCTACAACCTGATCGTGGACGCCAAGACGATTCTTGATCTCGCCAATGTGCCGGATGACGGCAATCGCTGGATCGTGTTGCCGCCCTGGTATGAGGCGCTGATGCTGAAGGACGACCGCTTTGTGAAGTTCGGCACGGTGCCCCAGAACGACCGGTTGCTGAACGGGCAAATTCGGCAGGTGGCTGGGTTTAGTGTGCTGGTCTCGAACAACGTGAGTAACACCACCGACACCAAATACAAGGTGATGTTTGGTCACCCGATGGCAATCTCCCTGGCCTTGCAGATCAACAGCGTTGAGGCGTACCGCCCAGAGAAGCGATTTGCCGATGCGGTAAAGGGCTTGGCGCTGTATGGCGCGAAGGTCGCTCGCCCGGACGCGGTGGGTGTGCTAACCGCCAGCAAGGGCACTCTGTAAATGATGATAGCGGCAGGACGATGATCGTCCTGCCGCGGGGGGTAAACATGGTTTGGATAAAAAACCTGATTGGCGGGGCAACATGGGAAGTGACGCAGACGCGAGCGGATGAGTTGATGAAGTGGTATCCGAATGAATACAAGCTCGTGGCCGCGCCTGGCGCGCCCGCGGCAGAGGCCAGCGCGGAGGCAGGTCATGCGCCGGTGGCCGCGCCAAAAGCAAAAAACGGGAAATAGGGAGTAGACGTGTCTGTAAGGCCAACTCTCAACGGTTTGATTACCGCGCTACGCGGGATGGTCAATGACCCGGCGGGCGCGGCGGCTATGTTTTCTGACGATGACATTGCCGCCGCCCTAGATGCGAATCGCGTTGACGTGCGGCAGATGGAACTTGCGCCGGCCTACACGATTGTGGAAGGCGGCGCGGTTCAATATCTGGATTATTTCGCGCCGTATGGCGCGTGGGAACTCGGAGAGGTTCTGCAAAACTCCAGATTTGCAACACTCACGCCAGCCAGCGCAGAGCCGCTGGTCGGGGCGTGGCATTTCGGCGCGCATCAGCCCTCTCCGGTGTATCTGACCGGGCGGGTGTATGACCTCGCGGCGACCGCGGCGGACGTATTGGAGATGAAGCTGGGAAAGGCTGGAGACAGGGTTGATTTTAGTGTGGACGGACTGAGTGTGAACCAAGGCAGCGCGATATCAGCTCTGCAACAGAGCATCAGCCGCTTTCGCTTTCAGCAACGCGTGGGCGCGGCGAAACTAGTCAGGAATGATGAACGATGATAGACGCCGCATTTAATCTGAACGTAGAAGGTTTGGACGCGCTTGTCGGCGCGCTAGACAACCGTGCAGACGACTTGTGCGAGGCGACGGCAATAGAACTCAGAAACGGGATGCAGATCGCCATGTCTGGCCCAAAGTCCGGGCGTTTCTATGGCTCGCATCAAGCCAGCGCGCCAAGCGAAGCCCCGGCGGTGATGACCGGCGCACTAAAAAACAATATCTCCATCGAGAAGTCGGGCGAGGCCGAGCGAATAGTTTCCGCTAACCAGGAATATGCGGTGTTTTTGGAGCTCGGTACGCGATACATGGAGGCGAGACCGTTTATGGCGCCGGAAGTGATGAGGATCAGGCCGAAATTTATAGACAAAGCGGGGAGGCTCTTCGATGCTGTCTGACGCGCAACTGAGCTACATGCGCGCGGCGCAGGCCGCCACCTTTGCCGAAACGTGCGACGTAAAGCGACTTGCCCGCGCCCCGGACGGGATGGGCGGGTCGCTTGAGACGTGGAGCGTTCACATGGCCTCTGAGCCGTGCCGATTTGCCCCGGCAGGGCAATTACAGCGCGGCTCAGACGGGGTTGTGCGTTCGGTGACGGAAACCATCATCACGATGCGCTGGGACGCCGATGTGAAGCTGGCAGACCGCATTGTTTACAACGGGGCAGAGTATTCCATCACGGGATTCAAGGATCACACGTGGAATACAGCCAAGCGGTGCGTGGTGCAGGCAATATGAACGAGATGCAGATCGGCGATGCCTGGATTTATGCGCGGCTGGCCGCCTCGCCTGAGTTGCAGGCGCTGTGCGGCGGGCGCATTTACCGCGAGCTTGCGCCGGAAGATGCCATCGAGCCGCTGGTGGTGTATTCCGCGCCGCCAGGGCAGGACGTCACGTTTAACGGCGCCGCGCGGTTGCAGGTCAACCTTGATTACACGGTCAAGGCCATCACGCGCGGCGAATCGTTCGCGGTCGCGTATCAGGTGGCAAGCGCGATTGACACTGCGCTGCACGGAGAGATAGGAGAGCAGGACGGGCGGCAGGTAGCCGCGTATCGCACCAGTCCGATTAGTTACACGACGCTGGAAAAAGACACAAGATTCAATCACGCGGGTGGGGTGTATCACCTCAACATCGCGGGGAGTTAAAAAATGGCAAATGCAGCCGTTTATTACGGTTTTCAAATCGGAAAAGAGACAACGCCCGGCACGGGCGTGACCGCGGCCAAGCAAATTACGGGGATGACGATTGCGCCGGCGGCGGCGACCGAGACAAAGCCCTTTCGCCCAGGCGGCAACAAATACAACACCACCGGCGGTGTGAATAAGGCGTGGGGAATCGCGTCTTTGTCCGGGCAGTTGAATTTGGCCGAGGTGGTTTATCCATTGTGCGGCCTTATCAAAAACGCCGCGCCAACCGGGGCGGGGCCGTATACGTGGGTGTTCACCTCCAACCCTAACAGCGTAGATTCCATTGCGCAATACACGGTGCAGGCGGGTTCAACGGGATTTCCTGTGTTCAAAATGGCGGGGGCGACATTCAGCGACTGGGTTTTGAGCGCAGACAACGGCGGCGCAAACTTCACCGCAAAAATGTTTGGGCAAAAGCCCGCCGCCGCCGAATTATGGACGCCGTCTGGCACGATGGACACAGTAAGCGCGACGCTGCCCATCGTGGGTGTTTATCGCCCGCACCAAACGCTCAAAATTTCCACCACCTATGCCGGGCTGACTGGCGCAACGACCACGCCGTTTGCGTCCTTCAAATTTGGTATTGAAGGGAAGATCAAGCCGGCGTGGATGAGCAACGGCACGAGCGATTACATAGGCACAGTGGAAGACGTGCCCAAGATCGCTCCGGGGATGACACTGGAGCTGTCCAACACCAACGCGGCTTATTACGCCAACGCCCGCAACGGCGACGTTCTATTCATGCGCTATGCGGCGGTGGTTGGCACCGCCTCCATCACGATTGATTGCGCCGGGTATATCTCCGGCACCCCGGAGCCAAAGTCGCAAGACGGCGTGATGGCGATGGATTTGTCGTTTGAGGGAATCGCCGATAGCAATATGAACTACGCGCCATACAAAATCACAGTGGTGAATGGCGTGGCCGCGCTGTAAGGAGAAATATGGCAAAGAATAAACCCACGCAATCAGTGCCCTTGTCGCCAAAGGACGAGCTTGCAGCGCTCAGGGCGCAGGCACAAGCAATCCATGACGAGCGCTACGCCGCCAACGAGGACTGGAACAAGCAGTTGCGGCTTATAAACGCTCGGATAACCGAGCTTGAGCAATTTTTGATGACAAAGGAGGCCGCCGGTGGAGCTTAGAGAGTTGCTGGGGAACTCGCGCACGATCAAGCTATTTGACGATGCGCTGGCTGTGACCTACAAGCCCTGCGCGGTGACACTGGCCGAGGTCGGAAAGCTGAACAACGCGCAGT